TAAGCATCGAATATTTCAGATTGTTTGATACACATAACTATATCATACTTGGTATGACCATCAGGTGCAACATACTCTACAAGGTATGCAGTATAGGGTAAGGAGGGGTCTTGTGCTGCCTCTATGAGACAATCAGTAGCGAGTGTCTTCACTATTTCCTGCCTCTATTACCCCACTTGATTGATGGAAATGCTTCTTCCACAACCGCTTTGGTAATCCGATACTTTTTGTGAAGGTTTTTATTTATTGCTGAGATAACAACTTGTGCCTCGTCAGCATGTAGTCCTTCTAGTAGTGCAATAAACATAGACTCAATCTTTAGGGCAGGCAGATTGTCTGCTCCACCTTTAAAGTAGTAGTATAGTTTCTTGCCTTCTTTCTCGAGAAGAGTATGCTCTGTGCCCTTAGGTGCTTCGTTAGGTGTATAAGGGACATCACCTGGGGGAATTCTAGACACCAAACTCTCATCATAATTCATAATGAATATTGACCTTAGAGTCTGTGTGTTATTATCCTGCAGGATTTTTATCTTCTGTGCTTTTGTTTTAGCATTGTGTGCCTTACGAAGCACTTCAGAAATCATTAATTTCATAGTGAAAATCTAACTAAGATTCTTCATCATCGTCTATTGTAGCATCTTCATCCGTAAAACGCAAGTACAATAACTCAGATGGGTCTGCGTATCCATCTTCTCCTTGCATCTCAGGGTGAATAGTAACAGCAGCATAGTCTGCTTTCTCTTCCCATGTATCAAAAATCCCCTTAAGATTCCAAGATATGATGGCTCCTAAGAGGAATGCTCCGACGGTTAGGAAGAATGCCATGTAAATGAACTGTAATTCTTGCATGGGCTACTCCGTGATGTACTTTATTTAGTAACTTTTTTCCTCCCAGGTTTTCGCTCGGCATGATACTTCCAAGCGTCCTCTAGGATGCTATAAAGATAAGTTTTTATCTTCCTTGCTTTTGGTTTAGGGATGTGTCCATAGGACTCCCTAAGTTGTGCATCGCCACCTTTAATGTAACCTTCCAACTCTAGCACAGCGTTACTAAGTTCTGCTGCTACAGAGGATTCAATGAAGTCATTGACTTCTCTTCGTGTCCATTTCTGTGCTTTTAAATACGGATACATCTTGAATAAAAATCTTCCGTTGACCATTGCTTCATCTAGTGCTCGGTCAACGAGAGTATACAATTCTTCGGTATTCTTTTGCATTATAGGTAGGTGTTTTCTCGTAGGTATTTTACAGTTTCAGTGCAACCACCCATCTTATGTCCAGAGATTATTACTTGGGGGAAGGTTGCTCCGTTACCAAACTCACTATAAAACTGCTCTCTGGTGAAGTTTGTGTTGAGCTTATACTCAGCATACACCCAACCCTTCGATTTGTAAACCTCTTTGATTTTTGTGCAGTAAGGGCAACCGTCTCTTGTATAGATTGCTGTATTCCCAGGTCGTTTCATTTAAAAATAGAAAAAGAAAAGGAGGGTATAATACCCTCCGATGTATTACAACTTTATATAGTTTAGAAAGTGTACTTAAGTCCTGCTTTCCCTGCCCAGTCTACGTCATCAACGTTAGTTGCTGCTGATAATTCACCATAGACACCAACGCTTTCGTTGATTGCCTTACCACCACCGATGTAACCGATAAGTTCAGTGTCACCAAACTCGTCAGCAGTTTCTGTGTGGGTAACTGTAGGACCACCAGATACATACCAATCAATTCCATTAGGTGTTGTGCCTTCGTATCCAAGTTGGAATTCCCATGTGCCTGATGAATATGCTCCATCTGGATATGAACCACTTGCTTCAACATTAACGTATGGACCAGCAAAAGCGGCTCCAGAGAATAGAAGAGGTGTTGCTGCTAAAGCAGCGATTGTTGATTTAATCATTTTTGTTTTTAAGTTTCTCGCAGAAAATGTCCCTGCGGATGTTAGACTACCCCGACATGGGTGTCTTTGAATCTACGCAGGGGCACGATCTTTCGATCCCTTTGTAATTTTATATAGGTTAACACAATATTAAGATTGTGTCAACTGCTACTCTTCGATGTCGAAGAACCAATTAATAGCACGAATGTAATCGAATGTATCCCCTATATCCTTGTCACAATCGAGAGAATATTTCCTATCGCACAAGAATTTGCGTAGTTCATACACAGATTCAGCACGAAATTGTCTCACATTGTTTTCGTCATAGAGGATGTACTTCATTCCATTTCTTTATTGCTATCCTTACTAATTATATCACGAATCGCTGACATGTCATGGTCGGTTAGTACAGTTTCTGGATTGTCACACTCCTCCTCACGTGGGTCTTCGACAGGTGTGAGTTGTTTACCTACCCTTCCCAAATCTTCTTCAAGGTCTTTCATATAGTCAGTAGGTTTAGCATCCATACCTTGCACGATTGAAAGATTACTCCTCCAATACTTCTGCATCTTCTTCATCATCTTTTTCTTACCCTTAGGGTCGTCTTTATATTTCTCGATGATTTTACGGAGTGCTCTCAACTCCCTTGATGATTTTTCGAGTGACCTTTCGGCTGCACTCTTTCCAAATCCTGCCATTAATCTACGTCGTTAATAATTAGTTTGAATCTGACACGATAATTCTTTCGGTCAGTAGTATAATACCATATCGGAGAGTCAACTAGGTGTGACTCCTGATAGATTGCTTCCTTAGAATATCTATCGACATTCTTTGACTCCTCATAGTATGCTAAAAGGTTTGACTCAGGGTGTTGGAAACCAGTCCTATAGTCAGGGAAGTATGGTGTCCTATTAGTCTTCTCTCCTTCTGTGCTTCTAACAGGAGGCCAGAAGAGGTCAAACTCCATACCACTATTGTAACCACTACCTCTATCAATAACATCCATAACACGTATGAGACATTGCCAGTAGTATGAGTTAGATGATACACCTCTATCTGCTGACGTTGCCATCATTGAATAGAATGTAAAACTTACTCTTACCTTAGCAGGAGTAGCAGTTATCTGTGAGTCCTCCTCTATACCACCAGTAAGTAGATAGTCATGGACGAATGTAATAGGACTCTGCCAAGGATTATTATGCCACGATTGTGAAATAATATTCTTATAGTTTATATCAACTCCTTGAAATTGTCCACCCACCTTTTCTAATCCTGCATTTACCATGTGCCATGGCCATGCTCCACGTGCTGCTGTAAAAGGTTTCTTCTCTCCTAATAAATCTTGTGTTGCTGATGCTATCTGGTCGTAAGCATATGATGGATGGAAGTTTAATGTAGAAACTAAATGCTCTTCAAGTAAATGATTATAGTTACCACACATTTCTGTGATGACTTCCTCTATGTCCTGACTCCTATATCCCAGAGCACCTTCGGGTAGCATACCAGTATCAATATATCCGTCAAAATTATTTGGCATCCATATCATATCAACGTTAGTGCCTCTAGCATCAGAGTTATTCACATTACCTGGGTGGTTTGCTACAGTCTGTGCTGTTACAGATGGCATTGACACTGCTGCATTGTTAGCCCATACCTGTGTGGCAGTGTAACCATTAGATGAGTCTGCTGCAGTAATATGATAAGAGTCAGTCTTATATGACCCTGCCATCCATGAGTTTAGACCTTGATTGCTTGGAGCATACTGTGCTGCTAGACCTTTTACTCTACCCTCAGTTGCTGTCCCTGTCCTGTTGAGCATTGGAGCACCAGTTGTCTTCCCTGCCTCATCATCTTGGTTGATAGTTACTAGGTTAATTGTGAACTGGCCATCATAGCTACTCTCTGTCGAATTAAATAGTGAAATAGCGGGAGCGATAGATGAATTAGGTCCTCCAGATATCAACTCTGGCACTTCAAAAGTCAAGGTGTCGCCATTGGTTACAGTGAATTCAGGTACTACAACGTCACCTATGGGTGGCCAATACTGTGCCTCCCATATCTCCTCGTAAATTGTTACAGAATTCTTCTTAACTCTTATCTTAAATTTTGTGCACTCTCCTTGCAATCCACCTGTGATACCACCCGCAGATACAAATGCTAGTGTAGATGGGTTGAGTATCTCAATGGTCTGTGACTGATGCAATACGTTGGTGTATGACCCTAGACATGTGCCACACTCATAGTCATTACCGTTACCATCTACAGTAACAACCATAGACCCACAGTCATTTCTCTGCACAACTACATCTTGGAAACCTTTTGTTGCTGCTCTAGTATCACATGGTCTAGCATCATTGACAGTCTTCATGACTTTAGTAGGTGCTGCATTCTCATAAACATATCCCATGACACCATCAAAACTAGGCTCTCCTGCCCACCACTCTACTTTATGATAAAACTTAAGGTCGTTATAATCATCGTCACCATTTAATAAGTCTTCCCAGAATTGATGTCCACTACCTGACCACTTGGTCATGTCTTTATTGTTAGGATTCCATCTATTATCTGAGAAGAATATGTAATTACTCTGTGATGATGCTATACCTGTGCCACGATACCCATCATTCAATGCTTCAAAGTCTATCTGTTGTCCTCTACTTAGAGACTGGTTGCCTGCACCATTAGGTATCATAAAGAAACCCATAGTGCCACCCGCATACTGCTCTAGGTATTGGATGCTGATAGTAATAGACTCTTCATTCTTATCTGACTTCGACTCTGGTATGACAACGTATCCTCTGATAGGTTGATTATCATTTGCCATATAAAATCCAAGACTATTATTATATCCTGCAGACCCATGCTCACAATCAATAATAATTCTTAGATTCTGTCTAGGATTCTTTGGTATTCTATATGAGTTTCTCTTTTCATATCTTTGAGGAGGTTGCTCTGGTAACTCTGCATCAATAGATGCCATGTGGTCAAACTCAGTGGACTTAAACTGACGCACGAGTGCTTGGACTCTATCATTCTTTCTTCGTTTATATCCTATAGACATGTCCTGTCTGAGGAAAGCATGTCCTATCACCATCTGAAATACATAACCGTTGTCGTTAAGGTATTGTCTCTCTCCATTTCCAGGTCCGTCAGGTGCACCTGGGTTTGTTGTTAGAAAACTATCTGTGTTACTAGAAGAATAGAAACTATAAATTGGGACAGTCTTACCTTGTATCGGCTCTTTTAATACATGAAAGACAGGTGCACTTTGAGTAAGTGAGTATCCACTAGGAGAGACAGACTCATTTGTATAGAGGTGGTCTCCTTCCTTCTGTCCTATGACCTCAAAGTCTAAGTATGCTGTGTTGTTTCCTACGTTAAAATTATATGTCCATGTCGTGCCAATAGGTGCTGTCCCTGTCCAACTACTAATCCACCACTCACTATCCCAGTCGTTACCGTCATCAATAGGAGTAACACTTACGTTTACTGTGATACCACTGTTGCTAGTTGTGAATGATTGAGTTGTGCTGTTAGAAAATATCTGTGCTCCACCTTCATTAAATACTTTTCTGTTTGTCCACTGACCATACTGGTCTGTAGTCTGGACTGTCCCTGCCCACATGCCATTCTGATTTCTATGATTCATTCTGACATTGATACCACCTGAGTTGAGTCTATGCTCATAGACAGGTAGTCTAGTAGGAAAACAATTCTTAATGCATATCTCACTCTTGTTAGATGACCAACCAGTCATTTGATAGTCGTCACAGTCTGCCTTAGGAGGTGTCCATTGACCTCCCATATAAGGACGCATCATACATTCCTGTGCTTCTCTAACACACCTTTCCCATTTCAAATCAACAGGCATGTCTGCATCATCACAATAATATATCACCCCTGTCTTAACGTGTTGATATACTCCCTTCTCTATCTGATTAAGTAAACCTCTAGCATCTAACTGTGCTACCTCTAAACAATCATTCTTTGGTTTACCTATTGTTACCCATGTCTTTCCTGTTGGAGGACTTGGTGGTAAAACTGTGATGTCACCTGTGAAATCAAATGGATTACCAATAATAGGATTAATGAAATCAATTATATCTCTCATGTCTAGGTTAATCGCACCACTATCGACTACCTCAGGTTGAAATTCTTTGAGTGGTGTTAAGTCTAACTCAGGGTAACATCTATTGACCAGTTGTTGAATGACTTGATTAGGTGATGGCTCTGGTGTAACTGGTGGAGGAGGTATCCTCTGAGCAACACTTGCTTGGTCAAGGACGTTAGGTTGATTAGGTATAGCAGTGTCAGAATAACAACGACCAACTAACTCTCGTATAACAGTAGCACCACTTGGAGGCACGACACTCTGACCCCCAGGTGTCTGTCCAGATAGAGGTGTGGATGCTGCTGACCTTACATTCTCTTGGTCTAGATTAGACCTTTGATTGACAATGAGACCACCATAACATCTATTAACTATATCTCTTATACGTTGCGAGGACATTAATTATCCAAATCCTTTCGACTTATTTATGTCTACTACCTCAACCACTGCATTTCTTTTATTACCCCAAGGTGCTATCTTAGTAAACCAAAAGTATTGCATTGATTC